CTTAAGAAGCAGATGCAACGCCCTGACACACGTAAGGACAGGGTCAAGCAAGGACTAAGTCCCAGCACCGACGTGGAAGAGTGGGAGTGCTCTATGAGTGGCGCGGAGCTGGAAGCCGAGGATAAAGAATACTACCTAAACCTAGGGATTAATGGTTCAACAACACTTAACTGAGTTACTAACACACACCACAACGAAGGAGTACCTTATGTACAGACCAGAAGCTAAGCACTATGTTTCGGAAACCACGGCGTTAGCCATAGCCAAACGTAACGCACGGGATATAAAACGCGCAGATAAACGTAAGGCCATGGTTCGTGCAGGCATAGAAGATATGCTTGAAGCCCGTGATATAAAGAAAATGGAAGAGGAGTTATCTAATGGATATACCTGAGTATAAGTTGGCATTACGTAGCCACGATTGGTTCTTTATGATGTCCGATGATCCTAGTGAGTACCGTAGGGGGCGTTCACGTAACGCTAAACTACAGTCACTTGCAGGCACGTCCGAAGAGCATAGGGAACTATGGGATGTAGCAACTGCATGGCGCAGTGAAACTTTATCAGGGTCCCGTAACAGGTTCCCTGTACAAATAACAAAATAAAAGGTGGACACTATGGAAAAGACTAAAAGAAGCGCTTGGACTCGTAAGGATGAAGCATTTGTTAGGGAAAACCCTAACATGGCCCCAGCGAAGATTGCAGGCTTACTTGGCCGGACTGTACAGGCGATAGCGGTACGTAAGAGCAAATTACGGACCACAGGCACTAAGCACTTTGCCCCACAAGGGGGACGTAAAGCGAACAGCCCTCAGATGGAGATTGAGTTTGGTGCAGCAACGACTGGCAGGTATAAGGGTACAGTGGACAGATACCCACACACCTACGTAGGTGCAGGTATCACGGTACGTTCCGCCCATAAGCTAGGGTGGCTTACTAAAACCCTACTTAAGTTAGATGAAGGGTGAATGCGTGGACATAATAACGCTGGACTTTGAGACTTACTACGATAAGGACTTCTCGTTAAGTAAGTTAACCACAGAGGAGTATGTACGTGACCCCCGATTTGAGGTGATCGGGGTGTCGGTTAAAGTAAACAACGGCCCTACGGAATGGGCCAGTGGTACCAAGCAGCAACTGCATGACTACCTACACACGTTTGACTGGGGTAACTCTTTTGTGGTCGCACAGAACACGCTGTTTGATGGAGCCATATTGTCATGGGTGTTCGGTATAGACGCTAAGGTGTGGGCGGATACCATGAGCATGAGTAAGGCCCTAGACGGGGTGGAAGTGAGTGTTTCCTTAGCTTCTATAGCCAAGCGGTACAAGCTAGGAGTAAAGGGTAACGAGGTTATCAAGGCGCTAGGTATGCGCAGGTTGGATTTCGATGATGATAGCCTCGCTACGTACGGGGACTACTGCATTAATGACACAGACCTAACGTACGCAGCGTTCATTAGGATGATGCAGTTAGGTTTCCCTAGGACAGAGCTACGACTCATTGACTTAACACTCCGCATGTTTATCAACCCTATCCTAGAGATAAACGCACCACTACTGGAACAACACCTGATCGACGTACGCACTCGCAAAGAACGACTACTTGCCGCAGTGGGTGTGGAGAAAGAAGACCTAATGAGCAACCCTAAGTTCGCAGCTGCATTAGAATCTTTAGGGGTAGCTATTCCTATGAAGATAAGTCTACGTACAGGGAAGGAAACCTATGCTTTTGCTAAGACGGACGAGGGGTTCAAGGCGCTACTTACACACGAAGATGTTGGGGTGCAGGCTCTAGTTAACGCTAGGTTAGGTAACAAAAGTACGCTGGAAGAAACACGTACACAGAGGTTTCTAGGTATCCAATCCCGTGGGTTACTACCCATCCACCTTAAATACTATGGCGCGTTAACGGGTCGCTGGAGTGGGGGGTCTAAGATAAACTTACAGAACCTACCAAGCCGAGGTCCAGATGCTAAGAAGATTAAGTCCAGCCTATGCGCGCCGGCAGGGTTCATGCTAATCGACATAGACTCTAGCCAGATTGAGGCACGTGTACTCGCATGGCTTGCAGGTCAGCAGGATGTGATTGATACGTTCGCTGCTAAAGAAGATGTCTATAAGAAAATGGCTGCATCTATATACGGTGTGCCTGAATCTGAGGTAGACGCAGCTCAACGATTCGTAGGGAAGACCACTATACTAGGCTGCGGATACGGCATGGGGGCAGTCCGTTTCCAAGAACAGTTAGGTACGTTTGGGGTGGACATAGATTTAGGGGAAGCGCGACGCATCATAGATGTGTATAGGGATGCCAACGCACACATAAAGCAGTTGTGGCGTGCTGGACAGAACACGGTGTACGCATTGGCCCGTGGTTATGGCTCCCCTCTAGGACGTAAGGGGGTGCTGCATGTAGTGGTAGAGGAACAAGCGATACGTCTCCCCTCAAAACTACTACTCAGGTACACCGGCCTAACTGAGGTGCAAATACCAGAGGAAGATGGTGGTGGTACTGAGTATCAGTACACGACTCGCAGGGGGGCCACTAGGATATACGGAGGTAAGGTTATAGAGAACGTGTGCCAAGCTATTGCGAGGTGTATTATTGCAGAGCAGATGTTAAAGATATCCAAGAAATACCCTATTGCTATTACAGTACATGACTCCGCAGTATTATGTGTGCCAGAAGCAGAGGTCAAAGAAGCCTGTGCCTTTGCCATGGAGTGTATGCGGTTTGTCCCTGAGTGGGCAGAAGGTATGCCCTTAGATTGTGAGGCAGAGTTCGGATATAACTACGGTGAAATGCAGTCCTACGAGGAAGAGTAAATGAAAGCGCGTGCTTGGTCATTCAGCAGGATAAAGGCATTTGAACAATGCCCTAAACAGTTCTACCACGAGCGGGTCCTAAAAGAGTTCCCGCAAAAAGAAACTGATGCTATGAGGTATGGCACTGCGTTCCATGAAGCGGCGGAGTTATATATACGTGACGACACGCCTCTACCTGCTAAGTTTGGCTACGCTAAGGACGCGCTAGACAGACTTAACCGTATGACAGGTGATAAGTTGTGTGAGTACGAGCTAGGCTTAGGGGCTAATCTAGAAGCCTGTGAGTACAAGTCTAGGGAGGTATGGTTCCGAGGTATTGCTGACTTACTTATCATCAATGGGGACAAGGCTAAGGTACTGGATTATAAGACAGGTAAGTCCGCTAAGTACGCTGATACAGGGCAGCTTGAGCTTATGGCCATGGCGGTATTCAAACACTTCCCTGAGGTGCATACTGTACAGGGAGGATTGTTGTTTGTCGTACCTAAGAAGTTTATCACGTCAGTATACGTACGTGCAGACGCACCCAAACTATGGGAGAAATGGCTCACTAAGTATAACCGCTTAGAGAAGGCCCACAGTGTTAATGTCTGGAATGCAAACCCCAGTGGGTTGTGTAAGGCACACTGCCCTGTAACAACATGTCCACATAACGGGAGGCACTAATGCCATACGTGAACAAACCAAGGCCCTACAAGAAAGAGTATGCACAACAGATGTCACGAGGGGAACACGAGAACCGCATGGAACGCCAACGCGCTAGGCGTGCCCTAGATAAAAAAGGGGTGGACCGTGACGGGAAGGACGTGAGCCATAAGAAGATGCTAAGTAAAGGCGGGTCGAATAAAGATGGGTACAAGCTAGAATCCCCAAGCAAGAACCGCAGTCGTAACGGCAAGAAACCCACTACCAACAAAAAATAATTAAGTTAGGGATTCCCTAACAACACAAAGGAGACACTACCTTGCATATAACCGACAACAAAGCGGTGATGCTGCGACTTCGCAATCCCCAGCGGGTGACGGAGATTATCCCTAAAAGTAGGATACTAGAGGACAACACAGTAGCCGTACACTGGGGGGTTGAAGAAGCGCAGGTACTACGCAACATGAACATTAAAGTACCTAGCCCCATCGAGGGTAGGTACAAGTGGACAGGACACCACAAACCTTTCGATCACCAGATCACCACATCTGCATTCCTTACGATGCACCGGCGTGCGTTTTGTTTTAATGAGCAAGGCTCAGGTAAAACGGCCAGTGCTATATGGGCAGCAGACTTCCTACTAAACCAGAAGATAATAAACCGTGTGCTTGTTATCTGCCCACTATCTATCATGGACTCTGCATGGCGTAACGACCTATTCACGTTTGCCATGCACCGTTCTGTAGACGTAGCTCATGGCGCTGCCGCTAAGCGTAAGGCACTCATAGCCCAAGGTGCAGACTTTGTCATCATCAACTACGATGGGTTAGGTATCGTGTCACAAGAAGTAGCTGAGGGAGGGTTTGACCTAATCATTATAGACGAGGCTACCCACTACAAGAACGCACAGACATCTCGGTGGAAGACACTGAACGCGTTATTGAAACCAGAGACATGGGTGTGGATGATGACAGGCACCCCTGCAGCGCAAAGCCCATTAGATGCGTACGGCCTAGCCAAGGTAATTAACCCTACCCAAGTACCTAAATACTTCGGATCATTCCGCGATCAAGTGATGCACAAGATCAGTAACTTTAAGTGGGCCCCAAAGGATACAGCTACGGAAACAGTGTATAACGCACTACAACCTGCGATACGTTTCACTAAGGACGAGTGTATGGACCTACCGGAGCTATCATATGTTAAGCGGGACGTGGAGTTAACCAAGCAACAGAACAAGTACTACAAGGCATTGAAGGATACTTTAGTTATACAGGCCGCGTGTGAGGCAGTCACTGCAGTCAATGCAGCGGTTGCTATGAACAAGCTATTACAGATATCTGCAGGTGCAGTATATACCGACTCAGGGGAGGTATTAGAGTTTGATATTAAGCACAGGTATAAAGTATTGCGAGAAGTTATTGACGAATCTAGTCAGAAAGTTTTAATATTTGTACCCTTCAAGCACGTAATTGATGTGTTAACTGAGAAATTACGCAGTGAAGGTATCACGACGGAGGTCATTAGAGGGGATGTGCCAGCGAGAAAACGGACAGATATATTCAAGCGGTTTCAGGAAGAGCCCGACCCTAGGGTGCTTGTTATACAACCGCAGTCCGCAGCTCATGGGGTAACGCTCACCGCAGCTAACACAATTGTGTGGTGGGGGCCGACATCCTCTCTAGAGACATACGCCCAAGCTAACGCACGGATACATCGCTCAGGGCAGCACCACCCGTGCACTGTAGTACAGCTTCAAGGCTCCCACGTGGAGCGACACGTTTACTCACTATTAGACAAGAGAATAGACGTACACTCAAAAATAATAGACCTATACAAAGATTTGGTTGACTAAGTAACGAATAACCACTATAGTTAACTTCCTGACACGCAGTCAGTGCAACTAGGAGTTAATTATGGCGACCGAACCAGTAGGGGATAGCACCGATGTCGAACGCATGACACGGGTGTACCTGAAAATAAAAGCCAAACGCTCGGAAATATCCCGAGTATTTAAAGAAGAAGATGACACCCTAAAGGGCCAGCAAGATGCAGTTAAGCAAGCGTTGTTAAGCTACTGTAAGTTGCATGGTGTGGAGAGTGTTCGTACAGGGGAGGGGTTATTCTATCGCTCAACTAAAACTAAATATTGGACTCACGATTGGGAAGCTATGCACCGGTTTATTATGGAGCGCAACCTACCTGAGTTCTTTACCAAAAGCCTGAACCAAGCTAATGTCAAGCAGTTCTTAGAAGAGAACCCTGACACGTTACCCGAAGGGTTAAGTATTGATTCGGAATACATTATATCAGTCAGAAAGAATTAGGAGTAAGCATGTCGCAGTGCGATAATTTCGTCCCTATCGGGGACTTAGCCCAGCAGTTAACTGTGTCCGTATCTACTATCCGATCTTGGGTACGCCAAGGTAAGATACCTCAGAGCACGTTCATTAAGGTCGGAGCTACGTACCGTTACTCGCCCAGTGCAGTAATCGCAGCGTTACGCGACCCTGAACCCTCAACAGATGCAACACAACAACTATCATTAGATTACGCTCTAGGCTTAGACTTAGACGAATCATATTAGGAGACACATTATGTCCGCACCAACACTATTTGAAAACAACCCTCTGATTAGCAGCACTTTGTTCGCATCCTTACAGCAGATGGATGACAACTTATCTGGTGGTGTTTACGAGACTCGCCGTCGTATTAGCATACGTGGTGGTAAGTTCCGTGAGATTATCAATGGGGAGCAGACCAAAGTTAATAAAAACGACTCAATGAATATCGTCATTATCGACGCCGCAGCTATATCACGTTCTTATTATGCAGCTGCATACGACTCTGAGAACCCAACGCCACCAACGTGTTGGGCCCCTGATGGTAAGCGTCCAGCACCAGAAGTAGCAGAAGGTGATCTGCAGTCCCGTGATTGCGCTACATGCCCACAGAACGTACGTGGCTCAGGTCAAGGGGATGCCCGCGCCTGTCGGTACCACCAGCGTGTTGCTATCGTTATTGAAGGACAACTAGATACCGTGTACCAGCTGCACCTTGCTGGTACAAGTGTGTTCGGAGATGCTGTTAATGGTAAAACTCCCCTACAGGCTTACGCACGATACCTAAAGGCCCATAACCAAACGGCCATTGGTATCGTTACAGAAGTTAGTTTCGACGAGGATAGTGACACCCCCAAGCTGTTCTTTAAGGCAGTCCGTCCTCTAGCAGAAGAAGAAATGACAAAAGTATTAGCATTGCGTGACTCAGACGAAACCCGTGAGGCTATTAGCTTTACTGTGGCTGCTAAGGGTACCATTGCAACAGACAAGTCAGCAGCGACCAATGTTATCCCTAAGGCTGCCGCTCCAAAACCTAAACCTAAACCTGCTCCACCTGTAGTAGAAGTGGTAGAGGAAGAGGAAGAAGTAATTGCAGAACCTAAACGGACCACTAAGAAGTCTGCCCCTGTACCTCCAGTTGACGAAGCATTAAGTGCTGTAATGGCCGACTGGGACGACGACTAACTCTCTAATATACGGGGCACACTAGTGCCCCACAGTAACCCACGACCGTATATGAG